CGCGCGATATCGGCGGTGTGCCTGTGGAAACGCAAGCCGTCGAACGATTCGAAGGAGGTATGAACATGGCGGGCGAGACAGTCATCACGATCGTCGGCAACCTGACCGCCGACCCCGAGCTGCGCACCATCGCCAGCGGCGTCGTCGTCTGCGGGTTCACCATCGCGTCCACACCGAGAATCTGGAACCGCCAGACCAACCAGTACGAGGACGAGCAGGCGTTGTTCCTGCGCTGCAGCGCGTGGCGTGATCTGGCCAACCATTGCGCGCAGTCCCTGAAGAAGGGCACACACGTGATCGTGATGGGCCGTCTGCAGCAACGTTCCTATCAGGCGCAGGACGGGTCGAACCGCACGATCGTGGAATTGCAGGTCGACGAGATAGGTCCGAGCCTGCGGTATGCGGTCGCGGCCGTGGTCAGGCAATCCAAGTCCAACGGCGTCCAGCAGGGCCAGTCGTATTCGGGTGGATCCACTTACGGCAATCCGCAACAGTCGGGCTGGCAGCAGGCCGCGCCGCAACCACCCGCCACCGACCCATTCAACCAGCAACAGCAGTCACAGGAACCGGACCCGTGGGCTGCGCCGCAACCGACGCCACCGTCCGACGGTTTCGACGCGGACCCCGAATTCTAGGCAAAGGAGGAATATCATGGCCATCACCATCGTGGACATTCCGGTATCGCAATTGATGCCGAACCCGCATAACCCGCGCAGGGACGTGGGCGATGTGGAGGAGCTGGCGGACAGCATCAGGGCGCAGGGCATCAAACAGGAGCTGCTGGTCACCCCGACCGACAGCAAGTCTCCCGAGGGCAAGCCCCTGTATCGCGTGGTGATCGGGCATCGCAGGCTCGCGGCCGCGAAGCTCGCGGGCTTGGAAACGGTGCCGTGCCGCATCGAATCCATGAGCGAACGCGACGAGCGCGCCCTGATGCTTGTGGAGAACACGCAGCGTTGTGATCTGACCCCGTTGGAGGAGGCCGACGGCTATCAGGGATTGTTGGATTTGGGTGTGAAGGTCAAGGAGATGGCCGAGCAGACCGGCCGCAGCACACGCCTGGTGCGCGGCCGGTTGAAGATAGCCGCCATCCCCCAGTCGGTGCGTGACGCTTCCAAGGATTTCGCGCAGCTCTCATTGTCCGATTTGGAGGCCGTCACCGAGTTCGACGGCGACGAGGACACGCAGAAGGAACTGCTGTCGTTCGCTGGCACCCCGAACTGGCAGTGGAAGCTGGACAACCTGCGTACCCGTCGTGAGACGGCGAAGTGGATGGAGGCCGCACGCCTGTGGATGGAGTCGAACAATCTTCCCTTGTTGGATAAAAAGCTGAAGCCGGCACAATCCTGGCAGACGCCAAACGGCTACAGGTTCGCGCGCAACAGTTTCGTCTATGATGCGCGCGCATCGTTCGCGAAGCAGTGGCAGGCATGGCGTACGGAACACAAGCAGGAAGTGGTGCTGTGCATTCTGGAAAACGGCATCGCCGTATACGAGCTAATCCCGCAACAGGAAGAGACCGAGGATACGGCGAAACACAAGGCCAAGGACGAAGAGAAACGCAGGGAGAAGGAACGCAAGGCGAAGCTCAGGGAGTTCACCGACACCGCGGAACGCCTGCGCATCGAATGGATCCATGAGCATGTCCCCGGCATGAAGAAGGACATGCTGCGTGAACTTTCGGAACGCCTATGCCTCATCTCAATCATGGGAATCGGCGAAGGGAAGATAAGGCCGGTGTCTGATTTCGACTACGGGTGGACGGACGCGCTCACCGCATATTCCGGAATGACGAAACCGCTGCCGTCGCCCGCCAACCCGGAGGACGACGATCCGTTGTGGTTCAACACGGACGAGAACGGCAAAGAGCTTCGCCGCCGCCAGCAGGCCAACCCTACGCGGGAGCTCGCCTTGCTCCTGTTCGCGCACATCGAGGCAGCCATCACCGTGGACACGTGGGACAGGAGCGACGCACGCGGCAGATATGACGGCCCGATGCTCAACGCCTACTACGCGGTGTTGGAATCGGCCGGCTACACGGTGTCGGACGCGGAACGCAAGGGCTTGGAACTGTGAGCGAAATCGTTCTGGCCTGCATCGTTGTCGTGTTGGCGGTGCTGGTCGGGTGGATTGGAGGCAGGAAATGAATACGAGGGTTTGTCTGACGGTGCGGAACGGTGATGATCCGCCGGTGTCCGTGGAGCGTGTGGTGGTTGATTCACGGCCCGAGGTGGGTGCGGGGGTCACGCCGATGATGCTCATGGACATGCTGCACCTGTTGGACGAGTCGTGTCATGTGACCGAGATCAGGATAAGGGGGGGCGAACTGTGAGTCTGAAGGCAACTACGTGGGCGTTGTATGAGACGCCGAAGACGTTGGATGCGGTGGAGTTGCGACTGCTGCTTATCATCGCGGACAATACCGACGATTACGGGCGTGGTTTCGCGAAGAGCAATGGGAAGCTGGCCGAACTGGCCGGCATTTCGAAGCGTACGGTGCAGACCAAGCTCGCGAACCTGAAGAACCTTGGGCTTATCCGCGCGGGCAACCAGAAGCTTGTCTCCTATCTGGCTCCGAATCGCAGGCCGGTGGTGTATGACCTGTGCATGACGCGCAGACACGCAGATTTTGCACCCCAGTCTGATGCGGTCGAAATCACCGACACCGACACGGCTTCTGCGGCTACTTCTGAAACGCCCGTATTGGCTACCTCCGATTCTGGGGTGCAGCTGGGGTGCAACAGGGGTGAAACTGGGGTGCAGCTGGGGTGCAACAGGGGTGAAAGCATGGTTGCACACAATACGATTAATCCGATAGAAACGAGAGAAACGAGAGAGAACGCGCCCGCGAGCAAAACCGACACCAACCGAATCAAGGCGCTCGCCGAATACCGGCCGGACGAAGCCACAAGGAAGCTCGCCTCCGAATACGGGCTCGATCTCGACGCGGAACTACGCAAATACCGCGACCACAGGCTTTCCCACGACCGCATCCCCAAAGGCAGCATCGATGCGGACTTTCGCCTGTGGCTCCAACACGGGGCCGAAAACGGGTACGGCACACCCGCCACACCAGCGCCCCAACCGAAACAGCATCAGCACACGTGGCGATGCCGGCACGTGCTCGATCTCCTGCACCGGACCGCCGATATCGCCATGGAAGTCGGACCCGACGACACGAGTTGCCGTCTCGCCGACCTGCTCAACCAAGGAAAAACCAACGATGAGGCGCTCGCCGCACTCGGCCTGCACCCTGACGAACTGGAGGAAATCGCATGACCAGGAAAACCGAAGCCCTCTTGTGGGTGGATATCGAGACCACGGGTACGGATCCACGTACCGACCTGATGCTGGAAATCGGGTTGAGGTGCACGAGCATGGACGCGAAAACCGAGCACGCGCGCTTCGAGTCGGTCATCAAACCCGGTGTGCTGCCGACCGACAGGAGCTTCGCTTTCGCCCACAAAACGCATGAGGCGAACGGCCTGATCGATGAGGTCATCGACGCCAGCCCCGAACTATGCTCCACGGCTCGTGTGGCGCTCGCGGTCATCGATTTCACGCAGTCGATGGCGGAAACGCATGTGCTGCATCCAGCGGGGACGAACATGATGGGCTTCGATCTGCCGTTCCTGGAACATTACCTGTTCGCCGAGGACCAGTGGGGGCGTTTCCACCGCATGCTCTCCTACCGGTCTTTGGACATGACGGCCATCCGTTTGACGCAAACCGCGTTGGGAGCCGACCCTTACGAGCATTACACGGAGCCGAAAACACATCGCGTCAAGGATTGCCTGGACACGGACATCCACGAATACGTCGAATGGCTGGAACTGGTCAAATGAGCCGCACCAACCTCACAAGAGAAACACACCGGCTGACCGCCAGGCGCGACCACTACCGGTGCCTGCGATGCGGCAACGAGCTGGACCACATCTGGAGCGGCCACAGCCTCCACCACCGGCACATGCGCAGCCACCCGTTCCCCGGACTCCACCTGCCATCGAACCTCATCCACCTGTGCGGCTCTGGCACCACCGGCTGCCACGGCTGGGTACACAACCATCCAAAAACGGCCATGGAATACGGGTGGATCGTCAGCATGGGCGAAGACCACCCCGAAAACATCCCCGTCTATGACGCACACCGAGGCTGGCTGCTCCTCGACAACCAGGGCGGATACACGCTCTGCGACCGAGACGGCAACCCACGATAGGCAACCAGCCGAAATTCGACGCACGCCGGCGCTCGCCGGCTGGGGAAGAGAGAAACATGACCTTCGAACAGACGAACAGGAAGCAACGCCAACGCATGAAGACGGACGCCAGATCGCACAAGGCGACGGCCAGGACGATTCTCGACAGCCCGCTCTACGCAAGGCTCAAGGGCGGCGAGGACCTGTATACGGCCGTCTGGGCGTTGTGGGAATCACTCGCCGGCACGGGATTGTCGAACATGACGGCGGGCACGGTATGCCACGCATGCAAGACCCGTGACCTCAGCCAATTGGAATGGGCGTTGAGGTCGACGGCCGAAACGGGACAGATCAAGCCATCCGCCCCACCCGCCAGAACACCCGTCCACTGCCAGGCATGCGGCAAGGAATGCGGGCCGCACGCCGGCACCCCGATCATGTGCAGCCAATGCAAGGAGAACCTGAGACGAAGGAAGGCGAGGCAAGGCGAGAGGAAGACGAAACCATGAACGACCTGGACGAGTACATCCACCGATGCCGGTTGAACCTCGAACCCCACCACCTCCGGCCCGCAGACGAAAACGACGACAAGCATTGCCTGATCTGCGACATCAGCAGCGCTCGCCGACACATCCGCATGGACGGTTTATGCATCAACTGCCACCTCAAATGGAGACGCAAACACGATCCCGCATACCGCAAGCGGGTCAACGCCTACCAGCATCGATGGCAACAGGAGCACCCCGACGAATTCCGGGCAATGAAACGCCGCTACGAACGCAAGAAACGAGCGAAGGAACAAGCATGAGCGTCAAAACCTACACGGACACCACACGCATCATCGAAACCATCGAAGAACACGTCTGGGAAATCCACTGCGACGCCATCGGCTGCAACGCCAGCCTCGAATTCCGAGAAAACCGGGACACCGGAGACATCACCGCAGACGGCGACTACACCGGCCCCGACATGGACACCGAATGGCTCAACATCCACGACACCAACACAGCCATCCAAACCGCCCTCCAACACGGCTGGCAAGAAGGCAACAAAGGCATACAACGAAGCCACCTCTACTGCCCCAGGCACAACGAAAACCAATAAAACAACCAGAAAAAACAACCAACCATAAGAAACAACCAGAAAAAAACAACCATAAGAAACAACGCCGGCGCTCGCCGGCTGAAGGGAGTCTCCGAAATGAACAGCATCAAAGTGTGGGGCATCAACAAGGAATGCGACACGTACGACATCAGCTGCCTGCAACAGTTGAGAACGACTCTGGGACTCCAAGACCGAAAGGAGCACGGACGATGAGCTATAAGGCGAGGACATTCACCCGTGAGGAGTTTCGAAAGGTCATCGCAGCCGCCATCTACGACTACGAACACGCTCCCGCGAAATGCCTCTACACGACCAAGGATGCGGCAGACCAACTCTACGGCGAGTACGGCGAGGAAATCGAGGTGGAGGGATGAACGGAGTACAGCTTACCAACCATCTGACCGCGCAATTCATGGCATCAACCCTAAGCCGGTACGAGGCCAGAATCACCGAGGACGGCGACTTCCGAGTCTACATATACGCCATGAGCCTCAAACGTCTCAAACGCAAGTGCGGGAGGTACGCGAAACGTGAGCGCAAGGCCATCGAATATGTCACCACACTCAAGGAGGAATCATGAGCGCGACGAACAACCAGCGTGAGATGATACTCAAATGGCATAAAGGCAAGGCCGCGACACCCGAGTACACGGCGAAACTCCTCGGTTTGCCGTTGAGCGAGGTGCTGTACGTGATCGAGCATCCCGAACCGCCGAAATCACGCGCGGACGCGTGGACACCGGAATTCATCGAACCACTGGTCTGAAAAATACCGATAAACACACGCGAATACATGACTGAATTCAGCGTAAAAACACTGAATCCAACGAAAGACAAAACGAAACCCTCCACCAACAGGCGGAGGGCACGCTCACCAAAGCACCATCATAGCCGGAACGTGGAGGGTTTCAACATAATGTTCATCACCACCGAACCATGCCAATACTGCGGCAGCCGACAGGTCGAGGCACCATGGACGCTCTGCCGGGACTGCCGCCGCGTCTACGCGAAAACGCTCCACCGGCTCCGCCGCGACATGATGCTCCTGCAACAGGTGTCCCGTCACGCCTACAAGCTCGGAGAACCCGGAGAGGGCGGCAAACCGCAAGGAGGCGCGGCGCCCGCGCCCATCAACCTCCACGCGCAGGACATGCTCGACCAGATCGAGGACGGCTTGCAGGACATGTGGAACGAAACCGGCGTGGAAAGCCGTCCGAGATGGCAGACCCTGCTCAGGGACTCGCCACGACGACTGCCCGACCTATGCCGCGCCAGCAGTTCGGGACATTGGCTGACATGGCTCATCCACACCTGCGAGCGCATCGAACCGCTCGTGGACCGCAGGCCGCGCTCGCGCAGGATCATCGGCGTCTGCCCCGAATGCAAACGCGAGATACAGGCCGCGAAGGGCGAATCGCTGCTGCTGTGCAAATGCGGCAACCCCATCAACGTGCAGGAGCTTCGCGAACAAAGCCAAGCCAAGGCCGAATCAATGCACCTGACCAAGACGCCGGCAGGCATGAGCCAATGGCTGCGCGAGAACTACGGGTACGAGGTAAGCCGCAAGACCATCACCGACGCATTGCGCCGCGGCAAACTACCCAGCAGCAAACCCATCGAAGACGGTTACTGGGAGTTCAACATCCGCGAAATCGTGGCCTTCGCCGTGTCCAAGACTCGACATTAAAACGACATCCAAAACACCTGACACGCGAAACACAAAACCCAAGCGGGAGTAGGCTGCCGCCACCCCGTGGTATACTCCGTATCAGGATTAGTGTGGAAGCCTCTGAATCAACCGGTTCAGGGGCTTTACTCATATCCACCCAATGGTCATGTGCCATGGCAATCAACCGGCATGACCGCCTATGCGCGTAGCTCAGCAGGTAGAGCGGCGGTCTCCAAAACCGCAGGTCGTTGGATCGAAGCCAACCGCGTATGCCACACAAAACATCCGCAATGCGAGGTGACTGCAACATGGTCAGCTACAGTCGTCAAGTCCGCAAGGGCGGACGCCAATTCGAAAAAGACCGCAAAAAATTCTTCCTCGAATGCAAAGCGGAACACCGTCCATGCTGGCTCTGCGGAATGCCAATCGACTACGACGCCCCGCAGAACACCACAGACGACAGCTACAACCTCGACCACTTCTATCCCGTCAGCAAGCGGCCCGACCTGCAACACGACCCCGCAGGCTTCCGGCCATCACACACCCAATGCAACAACCTGCGCGGCAACAAGGATCCAGCCACGCCAATCGGCACACTCTCACGCCAATGGATCCGAGCAGCATAGGAGGTTCAACGCTCATGGACATCGACGAACCAGTCAAGACATTCAACGGCGAAACGGTCCGCGAAGCAACCTATCCCATCGTGCTCCACATCAGCGCCAGCCTGTCCAACAGCAACACCGACTACGACCTAGGCGAGATCGACGTGGACCTGCCAATCAACCTCGAACCAACGGTCTCGGGAGACGGACGCACCGTCGTCATACCCAAGGTCGACAGTCAGTCATTCACCAGACGACTCACCAACGGCGTCAACGCGTTCATCGACGCGTTCAACGCCTGACCAACCACCGGGAGGGGCGGTAGAATCCCAAAACCGGCCACGGGCGGGACACGACCCGCATGGCCGCTGTTCCTCTCCCTCCGAATTTGACCACCCCATCGCGCACGCGCGGGAACGGAGCCATCATGCCTAATTTGAAGGTGGAGACGTTCAAAATCTCCGACCTGAGCACGTATCACAAGAATCCTCGGCGCGGCGATGTGGATGCCATCGCCGAATCGTTGAAGGCGCGCGGCCAGTATCGGCCCATCGTGGTCAACATCGGCACGCACGCCTCCCACGATTACGAGATTCTCGCCGGCAATCACACGTATCTGGCGGCGAAGAAGCTCGGTTGGAAGACGATTCAGGCGACCACGGTCGATGTGGACGATGACCAGGCGGCGCAGATCGTGCTGGCCGACAATCGTCTCGCCGACTTGGGCGGCTACGATGACGAGACTCTATCCGCTTTGCTGTCCGATGTGAGCAGTCTCGATGGATTGGGCTGGTCTCAGGATGATGTGGATGAGCTTGCCGCCGCGTTGGAGCCTGAGCGAGACGATTCGGAGGTTGAGGATGTCGAGGTGCCCGATGATGCTCCGCAGCGTGTGAAGCGCGGCGAAATCTGGGTGCTGGGCGAGCATCGTCTCATGTGTGGCGATTCCACCAAACCTGAGGACATGCGGAAACTGTTAGGGGGGGGGGAGGCCGATCTGTGGCTGACGGACCCGCCCTATAATGTCGCCATTGTCGGCAAGACGAAAAAACATCTGACCATTGAGAATGATTCCTGGGCGAACGATGACGAGTTCGTGGAGTTTCTGCGTAAGGCGTTCGTCACGGCGCTTGACGTGTTGAAGCCCGGATGCGCGTTCTATGTCTGGTTCGCGCAGACTCAAGCCGAGAATTTCCTCGCCGCCGCCGACAAGGCGGGCATGACTATTCGTCAGACGCTTATCTGGGCCAAAAGCACGTTCTCGCTTGGCCGTCAGGACTACCAGTGGAAGCACGAGCCGTGCCTTTACGGCTGGAAGGACGGTGCCTCACACCGCTGGTTCTCCGACCGCAAGCAGACCACCGTGCTGGAATTCGAGAAACCTGCGCGCAACGCGGAGCATCCGACCATGAAGCCGGTGCCCCTCATGGCCTATGAGATTCGTAACAGCAGTCGGGTCGGTGATACCGTGCTGGATTCATTCGGCGGCTCAGGAAGCACGCTCATGGCGTGCGAGCAGACGGGCCGCAAGTGCGTGACCATGGAACTCGACCCGCACTACTGCGACGTGATATTGAAGCGTTGGGAGGATTACACCGGCCAAAAGGCCGAACGCATCAGCGAATAGGAGGTGAGTGATCATGGCCGAGGATAAAGACCAGAAGGCCCTGCGCCTGTTCCTCGGTGCCATGAGCCTGCAGGAGATCCGCACCGTCCTCAACTTCAAGACGGTTTCCTCCGCCGAGGCCGCAGTCCGCCGCGCGCTCGCCGCGAACCGCAAGGGCAAGGACAGGGACACCGAACGCTCCGCCGAACTGGAACGTATCGACGCCCTGTATCGCGCCGCATACCCGCAGGCCATCCAAGGTGACTTGAAGGCCATCGACTTGTGCAACACGTTGTCCGAACGCCGTATGCGCATCCTGGATAAACCGGATGACGGCGCGGTTATCACCTCGAATTACGAGGCGACGGTGGCCGCACTGGATACGACCGAAGCGGACGCGGCGGCGATTGCCTCCGGCAGAGCGATAGCCCGCCAAATCGATTACTCGCTGCAGCATGGCACTGGTCAGGAGGTCACCAAGGCGCTCTACCTCGTGCCGCATCTGATGAATGTGCTGCGCGAGTTGGGAGCGACGCCGGCTGCACGCGGCAATATCCAGAACGCCGCCAAAGAGGTCAAGCCGGTCGCCGATGAGCTTGAGGAGTATCTGGCGAAAATCAGCTAAACGGGAGGCGCCATGGGCATCGGTGAAATCAATGACGACGCCCACGGCATCACCACTCCCCGCATATTCACTCCCCCGCTGCGCGAATTGACGCCGGAAACGTCGAACGGGTTCGCGGTCATCGAATTCGCCGAAAAGTTCCTCCACGTGCATCTCTACCCGTGGCAGAAATGGCTGCTGATCCACGGACTCGAGCTTCTGCCGGACGGCTCATACCGGTTCCGCCGCGTGGTGACCGAGGTTGCCCGTCAGAACGGCAAGACCACGTTGATGAGCGTGCTGGTTGCGTGGTGGCTGTTCGTTGATTCTGGCCGTCATCCGGAATTGTCGCCGGCTTGGAAGTTTCTCGTGGTCGGTGCCGCGCAGACGTTGGACAATGCTCGTGCCCCGTATCAGGCCGTGCTGAATTGGTGTAATCCGAATCCGGCTTCCGAGGGCGAGGCCGCGCTTGCGGTGCCCGTATTGCAGAAGCGTGTGCAGCGGGTCAACAATTCGCATGGCGAAGAGGCGATTATCTGCCGTAACAAGGCGCAGTATATCGTGCGCGCCGATAAGAACATCCGTTCCAAGTCCGCGAGCCGTGTCGTGTTCGATGAGCTGCGCGAACAGCATACCGACGATGGCTGGAACGCAGTCAGTCAAACCACGAAAGCCATCTGGTCAAGCCAATTGTGGGGCATCTCGAACGCCGGCGACTATCGTAGCGTCGTACTGCGCCGAGTCGTTGACGAGGGCCGTGCCCTGGCTGAATCATGGAATGCGTCGGTCGAGACCGGCAAGCAGTCGCCGGACGAATGGGCCGATGAACATGACCCGTCCTATGGGTATTTTGAGTGGTCGGCTCCGGATAAATGCGAGCTGGACGATCTCGACGGCATTCGTCAGGCGAACCCCTCCATGGGTTACGGGCCGATGACGTATCGGAGTATCGCGGCCGACATCAACGGCATGACCGAAGCCGCGTACCGCACC